TATTATCTTTCTGTCTATATATAATCCTGCAGCCATGCCACGATTCTTTTCTGCGTTGGTCGCAGCGGAAAAAGCCCCCTTCTTCAAAGCCGCCTCTCTAATCTTACCAAGTTCTGCTACGTGCCTGTCATAAGTAACTTCAAATTTTTTTAATTTTTCTTCTCGTAGTGCACCTATATATTGTACTACCAGTGGTGATAGTCTTGGATTCTGTAATTCTGATGCTTCCACCCTAGCTCTCTTCTCACTATAGCCGGCAGCTATAGCTGCATCTGCACCTGTAGTTCTACCTTCGTTAAATACTATGTATTCAGCGAATCGTTTCTGCATTTCTGTTAATCTTTTTGGAACTCCCATATTGACAATTTAAGGTAACTATCCTATATTGTCAATATGAAAGATGACACTGATCAATCTGAAAGAGCTGACGATGCTACCTATGAAGATGAACAAGCTACATCTAAACGTACTGTCACTATACCTCTTAAAGAATATGATGAAATAAAACGTGAAGAGCATTTTATTAAAAGTCAAACTCTAATTGATATTATAGACAACATTGAAAGATTAGTTAGAGCGTTGAGAAAACATATAATAAGGAAATGAAGGAAGGAGTTTGTATTATGGCAACTATGAGAGAAGACAGAGGAGCATTAGATTTGACTAGAAGAGTTGAAGAACTGGATAAGTCTCTGTCTATTGCACTTGATATCAATGATAACTATCAAAGAGAAAATAAAAAACTAAAGGACCGAGTAGACGCGGCAGAAGGAGAGACTTCTATTGTAAAAACAATTGGAATGAACTCCCCTGAAATGAAAGAAAAGGATAAACTTATACAAGAGTTGCGTATGCGTATCAGAGATATGTTGTTAATAAGTGAGCAGCACAGAAGTATATTAGGTGATGAAATAACTCACAGAAAAAGATTAGAGAAAGAAGTTAGAGATTTGAAAGTACAGATGTCAGAATATTTAAGCGTGCGAGTGGATAGTACTCGTAAGTCAGGATCCTAATGCTAGTTAAAGATTTGCAACAGTTCTTAGAAACGTTTACAGATAAGCTTAAAGGCAATGCAATTAGTCATGCTAGAATTTATGTTGAGAAGGATGGTTATCTTGAAGACATTACTAGAATGGAAGTGCAGGAGCACACAATAATTGGCCAGCCAGGTTTGAGATTAGTTATGAAAACTCAAAAGGAAAAGAAATTACACATGGACGATAAATTAATTAAACCGTATTAGAAAGGAGTAAAATGGAAATAACAGTAGAGCAGAGAAAACAACTTTTGGAATATTTATCTAGAAGACCTTACAATGAAGTGTTCACTTTGGTTGCTATGTTAGTTAGTTTAAAACCTAAATCTAACGGCAAAGATAAAGACAAAGTTACCCCTAAAAATTAGTGGGTGCTGAGCAAAAATTATATAAAAAACTTAAAGAATTTACACCGCAAATTATCTGGAATAGGATTGAAAACCTTAGCCTTCCTGGCATGCCTGATCTATTGGGCTATAATAATTCTGGCGTCTTTTTCACAGTTGAACTGAAAGTAACGAAGGGTAGAAAAATTCGATTTTCACCACACCAAATTGCATGGCATGTGCAACATCCGAAGAATAGTTTTATCTTAGCCGAGGCCCTTGGTCCAAGAGCCGTGAATCGTTATCAAATGTTCTCTGGATCACGAATCATGGAGCTTGACGCTTGTGGCTTGAGGCTTGACGCTTGCTGCTTGGGGCTTGAAGCTTGCCGCTTGGAGCTTGAATCGCTTGGTGCTTGAGGCTTGCAGCTTGAAGCTTCCGTCTCTCGGCCCGGAGGGCCGCGTAATATTTGGGGTGTTTGAATTCCATTAATGTTTTCCGTATATAACACGCTTTGTTCTACGGTCCCAGCACTTCCTGCAATCTAGACATTTATTTCCCTGAGATGCCGCCGGGCATGTCACCTGTTTATGGTCAGTTGACACGCCGGAGGTATACGGCCACCAGGTAGGAGCCACCCATTGGTTGTTCATATGATCGGATAAAACTATTTTTAAATTTTTTGGAACAACAGCTGGATCCATCAGCTTCAAAAACCGTGATTCACGGGTCGGCAGCCAGTGGCTGGTCCCCGGTGTGCGCTTGCACACTTCAAATATATTTTTTAAATGCTGGACGCTCTGCAGGTCCCCTGAGTCATGCCACCTGAAGACGGGCTGGCCCCATATTAGTGTCACCATTGCATCCACCCATCGTGGATCGTGGAGCCTGTCGAGGCGACGCTGCATCGCGTCTTTTACATTTTGAAATCTGTATCGTCCTTTTAATGCATAGCAGCCGCTGCAGGTGGAGCCCTGGACCTTCACCAGCTTGGCGCCTGTAATACATGCCACAGCCGGCAGGTTGATTGATGGTCCTGGCATCTTGTTGGGAGCGCTTAGGCCCCCGGTTATTTCTCTAGCTTCTTTTTTTAGCATGTTTTTCGTCGTATTCTTTTTCGATTTGATCCATAACTTTAAAAGTTAAGTCTTCAATATATTGGTCGTCTTTTAATTGCATAACTTTTTTAATTAACATCAATAGTTTAGCTGTTGTGTATATATTCATAATTACTTTATATCAGGGATTTTATGGGAGTCAAGTACTTTCTTGCTTGCAGCTTGGGGCTTGGGGCTTGCGGCTTGCGGCTTGCGGCTTGCGGCTTATTTCTTTTAGAAATTTTTCACAGCTGCGCACGTACGCCGGGCTTAGAGCCCGGCGGTCGTGTATAAAGTATTTTAATAAATTACTATGTTTGGATCTAATCACCAATCTCTCGATATTTTTTTCATGGCGCCGGTCTCATTATTTATAAAATATAATAAGTGCCAGACGGCCAGGTCATATGGTTTGCGGGCTGTCTTACAGAAATTAAAAGATTCTTTGTCATTCTTTTTATTAATGTAAAATGTCTCATGATCTAGAGCTCCAATTGAATTGCCATTAAATATTATTTCATCATTGTTTTTTGACTCATCAATTATTATTCCTTCTCCTATTTCTTTGAGCCATTCATACTCGTCTTTTACTCTCTCCCATTCATCATTAGTAAAAGCTCTTTTGTTGGTCCAGTAGTTTGTGTATCCCATATATTTCTTCTTTCTAATTGTATCCTATACTATCCTTCAGTCACTGTCAAGCTTGGAGCTTGAAGCTTATTAAATTTTTTTCATTATTACTGATCCCTGAGTAGCGATTAAGGCGGTCGACTTCTTTACCATAGCTTTATTGCACCTTCTGACTCCAGGCTCGGTCTGAGCGAATTCCTGTCCGTTACATCACCACTCAGGGATCAGTAGAATTGTCTTATACCATATCCCTTATAATCCTACAAGTAACATAATGTTACTAAATATTACAGCTCAACCAGGTGTTGTCCTACACTGGAGCTAGTGCGCTGGCGATTAAACTAGCTGTGTCATGACAAGCGCGCATCCAGAGTTATAGTGGTTTATATCCCACAGCAACAACACCTGATCCCAGATCCATTGCGCTGGTCTAAAACAACGACGAGATAAATTCACACAATGGATCAGGGATCAGTTCTAGTTGTGTATCAGTATTCTGCAGTCATCTAACACAACCAGAAGTTGTCCCGAGACAGTTATTATAAAGGCTCATATCTCAGGAGCCTTACTATCCTATTTAATGCTTGACAATGGATTTGTCAAGTGTTATTAATTAGATTAATTAAATAAAGGAATAAATATGCAAACAAACAAAAAAACAAATATAGCGATTGAAGCATTTGATATGGCAAAATCAATTCAAGATGTTTCAAGATCAGGAACTTTATACGGTAAATTATTTATGCTTAAAGAAATGCAAATGTATTTACTTAAAGAGGAAAATAAGTTAAAAGAGGAGTTAGAAAGAGAGGAAAGAAAATGAGTAGAATAAGACTAAATCAAGAAATGAGAAATAAGACAGGAACTCGTTTTAGAGTTCATCTTGAAGCAGAGCCGACACAAGAAAAAAAAGACTACGACAATCTAAAAGCCGACCAAATTGAGTTAAACGATAATGCGTGGAACTTGGCGAAAAAAATAGTTAGACGACATTATACGCCAGAAGATATTGTGAAAGCAAAATATCTTCAAGATAAGTTTGAGAATGTTGACACTATCCAACCAGATAGTTGTTTTCATTTTCATTATATGGGTATGGTTGAAAGTAGAGATTATGACAATAATCCTACTATGAAAGAAGATACTATTGAAAAACATTTTGACTTCCGATTAAATGGTAGCACAGATGTTGAGAATAATTCTTCTCATACTTCCGATAGTGAGTATGGATATGCTTTACTTCGTGATGAAATAAATGCACAAGAAGGTTGCAATGCAGATATTCTCATTGAACAAGATGGCAAAGACCAAAATCCACATCTAACTAAATACAAAGACGCAAACGACAAGTATCTTGGGAATGATAATTTAGGTTATGGTAGAGAGTGGAACGACAAATATAAACTAGATTTAATTGGTAGAGAATATTGTCGTGACAGATCAATAGCTTGTACTGAACAAGAGTTCAAAATTCTTGTTGCATGGAAACAAGCCAAAGGTCAATTCATCATGGCACATTATAAATGGATTAAATCTGTTTTAGCACAGATGAAGTTCGTTAAAGATGTTTTAAAAAGTTATAAATATCTTGATGAAGCGATTGAGTTTGCTAATGAAAGTGGACTAGCAATAACTGAGGCAGAAATTGTCAGAACCAATTCAAGTGGTTTAGCAATTTATAATCCAAAACTTGCGTCAGAACATTTAAAGTCCATGAAGAATAAGAGTGTGAGTAGAGAAGATAAAATTCTTGCAAGACAAGAATATGAAAGGAAACAAGCTATAAACTAACACTTGACATTTAGGGATAATCCATGATAAGATTATCCCTAATTAACTTATACAGGAGAAATAAAATGGCGAACAATACAAATAAATACTTTACTTGGTATGTAAAAAGTAGAAGTAAGGTTTGTACTTTTTTAGGTGCAGATGAGTTTGATGGCTTTATATCAAGACAATGGACAGATAAAAATGGAAACGAATGTTATAACTTTTGGGATATTGACGCAAAACACCCAAGAACAGCAATTAATTGTAAATGGAGGAACGCATGATATCAATAATGCAATTAGTTTTATTTACATTAGGTTTATTATTATTTGGCTTTGGATTATTTGTTGGAGTATATCCAGAAGGAGATCAAACAGTTGGACTATTACTTATGTTCGGTGGACTTGCTCAAATA